GATGAAACCGGGCTACGGAGTGTCTATCGGAGGAACAGGTGTTCCGACAGAAGTTATCGAAGCGGAAAAGTCGGAGACAGGCAGACCTATTATGTGGTTTGCCGAAGATTTTAAGTTTGACCACTTAGCAATAGTCCATAAGCCAGCATACAAAGAAGCCAATATAGAAACGGTTGAAAGGGTTAAGGCTGATGAAAACTTTAAGTATCAAACGGCAAGTAGCGTGAACCAATCGAAGGTGAAAGAAATGACCGAAGATATTAACGAAACAGAAAATTTGGCTTCTGAAATTGAAGCACTAAAAGCCTCTCTTGTTCTAAAAGATGCTCAAATCGCTGAATTTGAGGCATCCGAGTTGGCAAGAGAAGAAGAAAGCAGAATGGAATTGGTGCGAAAGGCATCTGATTTGGGTCTAAGCGGTCATGACGACTTTAGCAAAGAAACCCTAACTACTATGATTGCGTCTTGGGAGGCATCAAGACCTGCACCTGTCGAAGAGAAGGTCGTTGAAATGTCACCTGTTGAAGCAAGTGTCTCAGAAGCACCTGTCGAAGAGGCAACAGAAGAACCTGTTGTCGCAAACTACCTCAACGGTGTTCTTGTTGAGTCCTCAGAATCCTTGTATGCAAGATGCTACAACAGTTGGGTTAACGCCTACAACGGCTTTATCGCTTCTGACGAAAGCCCTGCACTAACATACGAGGAACTAAAAAACTAAATGGAGTTGATGAAAAATGATGTATAGCGGAAATGACCCTGTTAACATTGATAGCCTTGTCACAGACACTTATGACGGTGCTGGCTACCTTGTAAAATATAGCGCAAGCGGCCTACTAAAGACCGCCTCAGTGACCGACACACCAATTGGTGTGACAATAGACGAATCAAGCCGTGATGCGGCTGGCAGTTTGGACGCAGTAGCAGACGCAACTGTTTCAATCCTACCACTATCCGGTATTATCTATGTCAAGTGCATGGGTATTGCATCCGGTTCAGTCAAGCAAGGAATGAGCATTTATGTCTCACAAACTGCTGACACCAACGGATATGTTGATGACGATTCCTCCAACTCCGCAACTCTTGTAGGCTACTACATGGGACAAGGCGGAATAACAATCACTGCTGGTGATTTAATACCTGTGGCGGTGGCTTAAAATTAGGAGATGGTAATATGGCAAACGAATCATTAGAAAAAATATTGAATGTATCTGCGGCAACCGGCCCATTCGGCAAGGGTGATGCAGTATTAGAGCAAACACTTAGAGACTTTATCCAACTGCAATCAACAACAATTGCTATCGGAACAAACCTCGTAGGAACAAGAAATGTAAATTGGTTAACTTTCACTTGGTACACAGGTGCAACCGGAACATTCCGCTACCCACTTGATGACAACGCAGTTGTTGACCCAACCAAGATTGGAACTGAAAACTACTCAGTCAAACTTGAGAAGGGACAAGGCCGATGTGTTTTCCTTGACTCCACACTACTTCGTGGCGAAACATGGGAAAACATGAACAGACAACAAATGGCTATCATCCAAGCAAGAGCAGACCTAATTGACAACCACATTCTAACAAAGTTGGTTGCTGGTGCTGGACAGGCTCAAGCCGCTACTGCTCTTTGGAGTGCTGGTGGTGCAGACCCCGAAGCAGATGTTCTAAACGCTATGGACTTGATTTTCAAGAACGCAAGAGTCTCCGGCAACGAGAGACTTGCTCTTGTCCTACCTGCTGAACTAAGAGGCGACATGTTGAACACACGCCTATACACAAATGTATTGATGTCCCTACAAGAGAGACTAAACTCTCAAATCGGACTTGATGTGTATTACACAAGAGATTACGGAACAGGCAACGCTATCCCTGCTGGTGGCGCTGGAACTGTTGGTGCTATCTTATTAGTTCCGGGTGCTGAAACTGCTGAGTTCTTCCAATACAACGGTGCTGGATTCCAAGAAACCGAATTGACAAGAATCGAAGGTGTCGGCTACTCATGGTTGCTAACTTCTTACATGGGAACTGTTATCCACGAACACCAAGACGGTGCGGCGGCTGGCAAGAACATGAGAATCTGCACTATCACCGGTTGTTTGTGATTGAGGGTTTTACTTGTCTGAAAAGATAAAACTTCTCAAAGAACTAAAGAATCGAGGCATAGATGCACCGAAGGGTGCTAAGGTCAGTGACCTAAAGCACATGGTCGAGCATTGGCTTAGTGGTAATGGCTTTCTTCTAAGGTTAGCCTTGCCACCAAGCCGTAAGCCCGAGAACCCTGCGAACTTAATGGAGTTCGATACAATGTATTGGATTCCCGATAGTCAGTTTGGTAGGCTTATTGCTGAATCACAATTAGTAATGATTATGGGCAGGTCATACCATCCACCCGAAGGTAGCGTTATTCTCGATGTTCCAAAAGATTTTAACGACAGATGGGGTGTAGGTGGTTCTAATGGCAGTGACGAGTGACAATATCCGTGACCTTCTTAACAGGCCAAAAGGTCTAACAGAAGGAACTATCACTGAAATGATTACTATTCGCACTAACGAAGTTAACAAGATTGCTCGTAAGGCTGATAAATACGGAGTATCTTCTGCTAACGCACCCGATTCTGACCTTAAGGATGGGGCAGTAAAAATGTTAGTTTGCCTTGACTGTCTTAATATTCTTATTAATACCATACCGACATATTATAGCGAAGATGAGCGCAGTGTATATGACCGTAGGTTTGCCGAGCAGATAAAAGTATATCAGCAAAGAGCCGATGACGCACTAAAATTAGTGGCAGAAGGCGAAGGTTCAGCCTACGCAAGCGGAAAAACAAAAACTCGTCTAAGTTCGAGTTGATGTTAAATGGCTACTAAGTATTGGGTTGCTAATCAAACCTCCGGCATAGTCCCTACTGCTAATACTGCGGCTAATTGGAATGATGCCGCAGACGGCACAGGCTCAAGCGGAGTTCCCGCTACTACTGATGATTGTATATTTGGGCATGAAGATACCTTAAATGCTAATTTAGGAAATGGTGAATGTGTTTGGGACTTGAGCCAAGTAAATAGTATAACTGTTAACGAGGACTACCGCTACTCAACAACTGTCACTTCTGATACTATATCATTTGATTCGGCAAGTGGCAACATACAACATGAGTCAGAAAACTTTGAATTACTTGGCTTTAGAGAAGGCATGTGGTTCACTGTTAGTGGAAGTGTAAGTAATGATGGTGATTACAGAATAGGTGCAATAGCAGGTAGCGTAATAACTACTTCGGGGTTAACTAATGAATTGGCTGGTGCTACTGTCACTATTTCGTCAGAATCTTCTATTGATTTACAAGCGACTACTTGCACTATAAATTCATTATCCCTAAATGGAACTATTAAGAATACGACAGGTAGTAATAAAACCCTGCGATTTGAAGGAACACCCGGCACTAACAATTGGTATATTACTAATGACACCAACGCTCAAGTTTTAAATCAAGACGATATAACTTACAACTTTAATAGCGCCCAAATAATATCATTTGACGACGGCCCATATCCTAAAACCACTGTCACTGCGGCGGCTAATTTACAGTGGGACTACAAGGCCGCACCTACTTCGGCAGTTCATGGTGCGGTGTCGTTTTACTCATTAGATGTTTCAAATAGCAGTGCTACTGCGGCTGGGACATTGGCCGACCCAAGAAATGATTACAAAAAAGTATTCAAACTTTTAACCACATCAACATTCGGCTTTAGTCCGTCAAGATTCGATGCTGGGTTTTCCACTTGGCATTTCAAAATGAATGCTAACTTTTCATTCCCGTTCACAGGCAATACTGCTTATGGTGCTGGTGATGGCTCTTTCACTGCGGCTTGGTATAATGTAGTTATTGACGAACCATCAACAACAGGTCTTGTATGCGCCATAGATGCTGGCAGAACATTAAATGTTAATTCATTGACCGTTGAAAGTGGCGCACAGTTTCAAGGATATTCGACTAAAGGTAATGATACTACCTCGGCAGTGGTGTCTATTAACCGCCCTACCATAAATGGCGCTTGGAACTTTTCACAAGTAGCAGAAGGAGTTTATTCGTCAGTAGTCACAGACACTTATCCTTTTACTCCTTCTCACGGAACTGCGGGTAGGCTTCAACTTTCAGACTATGGTGGTAAATTCTTTAGCGACTCTAAATTAACATGGAACACTTCTTCATCCACACTAACTGTTGATGGTAAATTAACAGTCACAGGATTAATTGACCCAACGGGTATGGTATTTACACCACAGGCTGTAAATCCCGAAACAACCAATCCATTAGACACCATTTGGATTAACAGCGAAGATGGGCATTTGTATCGTGGCGATAGAAATGTTGAGTCCACAGTGCATTTCAATGTTCGCAACGATGAAGGGGCAACAATTCCTCTTGGTGCGCCACTTTATTCTAAAGGCGAGATTGGCGGAAGCAACAGAATCAAGGTCGGTATTGCTGACGCAAGCGACCCAAACAAAATGCCCGCAATCGGCCTTGCTATGGAGGAAATGAACACCACTTCCACAAAAGACGGCAACATGATTCTCACAGGTATTCTCAACAAGAACATCACGATTACAGGCGTTGTTGAGCAAGACATTATTTATGTTGCGCCTCACGGTGGAAGCGCACCATACCTCACAATCACCCGCCCGACAAGCGATTCACACCTTGTTCAAAATGTAGGCGTTTGTGTCCGTCAATCGGCAACCAATGTATCACAGGGTATGAAGGTAGCCGCTATTGGCAGAACGAATGATAGTCCAAACTGCTCATTTCTCATGGTGAACACAGAATCCACACACCCACAAGCCCGAAGGCTTGTTGCTGGAACAAACATTACACTTACAGACGGTGGGGCGGGTGGCGACCTTACTATCGCCGCAAGTGGTGGCGGTGGTGGTAGCGGAACAGTCACAAGCGTAGCAGTATCGGGTTCAGATGGTATTCAAGTTGATTCCGGTTCTCCTATTACAACAAGTGGCACTGTCGCTCTTGGTATTGATGCCCCAACTCTTAGAAGTCATATTAATGTTGAAGATGGCGCAGATGTGACAGATACCGCTAATGTCACCGCCGCCGGTGCATTAATGGATAGCGAAGTCATAAATCTTGCTGATGTAAAAGCCTTTGACCCTGCGGCTTACGCTACTGCGGCTCAAGGCACATTAGCAGATACCGCTTTACAAGCACCGGATATAGCCCCCTTTGTTCCTTCCGGTGGTGCTGTCAGTTCTTTTAATAATGATGCAGGCTATTTAACAGAATTAAATTTTTGCCAATGGAATGATATAAGCGCAGACATTACATCAAATATTAATGTTAATACTTTAATTAATAATTGGAGTTATACTGTCGGAGATACAGATATTAGAGATGCTATGTCAAGTGGTGTATGGACTTGCACCCCTGCATTAGCCGGAAAATATTTAGTTCTTGTTAAAGTAATGTTCGGTCAAGGAACATTAGCAGAAACCAACGATGTTAGGTATTCACTACAAGTTTTAAATTACAAGAATGCAGGTGGCGGAACGCCAAGTAGCGGAACCATAACTAACTTTTCAAGACATCAAAATTGTAAGTTTTATCTCGGACACATTCTTGAGGCATCATTTTTATTAACAATGGCAGACACAGACACATTTGGTGTGTATGCTAAAATATTACCGGGTAGTGGTAGTGGTAATTTTAAAATAAAAAGCGGGTCACTTGCCAATACTTCTTTGACAATGATTAGAATAGAGTGATAAGTATGTGTAATGAATGTAATAATTTAGAAGATGTAATGCTAACACATTACGATGCAGAATTAAGGGCTGATACTCCACTTTTGTTTGAAGATAATGGAGTATTTACGGTTAGACTCGATAATTGGCCTACCGAAATTAGTAGTGCGCCAACAATAGAATATTTAAACAGTTTAATAGGTGGTTAAATGACAAGATGTAAAATGTTAGACGAATGGATTGATGTTCAGTCAAAAAAACTTGACGAAGCAGAAAAGAAAGAAAAGAAAGATTTGATTACGGGGGCTAAAAAATGCGCTTAGGAAAAATAGTATATGTTCCGCCCGAAAGGTGCTATACGAATGTGAACATTGAAAAGACAGACTATGGCTACGCAGTATATAGGGTAGGCGAAAGCAAGCCCTTTACTTTTATACCGACCTCGGCAGTAAAACAAATAGAATACAAAGGAGATGAATAAAATGGATATAACAACAATAGCGTTATATGTTGGTGTGGCTGGGTTAGTGGCTACTGCGGCATACAAAATGTATCAGAAGTATTATCTTGACGATGGTAAGATTACTCTTGACGAATTAGATGACATAGTTGACGACATCAAAGAAGTCGTCGAAGAAGTCAGTGAAAAGTTGGAGTGATTTACATGTCAAAGACTACTCATGGTGTGCGCCTCGATAATATTGAAAAGCGCATAGATAAGCATGAAGATTTATTAGAAAAAATGGGGGAGGCTCAGACTGAGATGATGGTATCGCTTGCTAAACTACATGGCAGTGTGCGAATCCTAATTATCTTTATTGCGGCATCCTTTGGTGTTGATGTAGGTAGTTTAATTTTGTAAGGTGGTAAGTATGGCTCATAATGGATATTGCGAAGCGTCTGATGTGGCAATCAGATTAGGTCTTGATTCCGGTCAGCGTGATAGAGCCAACACAAGAATAGAAAGTGCGATTAAAAGGGCTGGCATATCCATAGACCAAGAATTTAGGAACTATGGTCGCAACGCCCCATCCTCAGACATAGCAGAATCAACTCTCAACGGTGCTATCACCGCAGGGGCTACAACAATTACACTAACTGACGCATCCTCCTTTTCAACTGCTGGCAACGGTAGTATTGATGGCGACTCGTTTAAGTGGACAGGAAAAAGCAGTAATGACTTAACCGGTGTCACCGGAGTTTCTTACGACCATCATGACAACACAAAGGTTATTGAGGGCGAATTAGCCCATGTAATATTAGAGATATGTGCTGACTTAGCGGCTTCTATTTATCTTGAAGATGAATCGGCATTCCACACTTCGGGTGCTGACCCTGTTAGGTCTAATGTGCTTCGCCAGCGAGCAACTATGAACTTGACAAGGCTGGCTCACTTAGGTTCGGTGGATTGATATGAAATACAAAGGTTCTGCTAAAAACAAATATATGGGTTTTGACCTAACCATTGACTCTCGTCAAACAGATGCCGCTATAAAAGAAATAGAAAGAACTGCGGCTAAACTTATGGCAAATGCAATTTATGAAGTGTTGAAAGCAGAAATCGGCCCTACTCAAAGACATTTAAAAGAAAAGGCTACTGTCAGACAACAAAACATGGCTAACAAAGTAGCGGATTCACTCATAGTTGAAATAGGAGAAGATGAAAACCAACAGGCTACGGTTCGATTTGGTTCTAACCCTATTGACGAAGGTGGTGTTGAGGGTAGTCGTGGTGGTAAATTAGCACAGTTATTAGAATATGGTGCGCCACCATTTAGTTATCCTTTTACATTTAAGACAATAGAAAACAGTGCTACCTTTGGCGCTGGTGCTGGAACAAGCGGATTTATTAACGCAAAAACCGGTAAAAACACAGTGCATCCCGGTTATAAGCCCACTGACTTCTTAAGTTTTGCTCGAGATAGAGCAAAGCCAAAAATAGCGGCGGCAATAGTTGACGCATTTAACAAAGCATACGGGGGTGGTGCTGGTGGCAATAGCAACTACTAATCAGTATTGGACTTCTCGTATGAACGGTGGCGACCCATCAAACCTAACAGATTACGGACAAGATAACGAGTCCTTTACTCTAACAGGTGCGGGTGGGGATGGTTCAGCCGTTGGTGGCTCTTGGCAGATTGCCAGCGCAAGCGGTGGGCAACTGTGGTCTGTCACACCTACTACTGACGACTACACCATAATTGTATGCTTCAAATACACTACTGCGCCAGCAGACGGCACAGTATTATTAAAGTTAGATAACGGCACTTACAAAGCAGAAGTCCAAGCATCCTCAAGCGCAAACAAAGTAAAGTTAGTAGGGACTACTACTGTGACTTCGAGAGAATTAGACCTATCACAAACTGATGTTTTTGACGCAGTGCCTATTATTCTAAGGCTTACTCTTACTTCGACAGGAACCGCAAGACTATACATGCGTGAGATTATTGAGGATTCTGATGCTCAAACGAATTATTTAGAAGTCACCGCAGACACAGGTAGTGGTAGGACAATACAGTGGGGCAATACCGATGGGACTATTTTGTGGAACAATGTGTATGCTACAAACATGGGTGCGTTCAGTCCTAATGAGTTATCCACAAGCGCCTTTGTATCTGATTCTTTGCTTAGGATGGGCTTATCAATAGTCGAAAGACTACAAGATAGCAAAAGATTTTTCCTAAAAAACATGGTAAATAATTCATCTATAATATACGGCTACGATATATCTTCTCAGATGGTATCACGATTAGCCCCGCCAACAATCCATGTTATTCTGCAATCTCTTGAATCCCCCGAGTTTGATACATTAGGCGGAACACGAATCACACAAAACTATCAAGTAATCCTATTCATAACTACAAGAGGAACTGACTATGAAAACTCATACCGAACTGCTATGGAGATAGCAGGTGATGTGTTTGATGAGTTATATACTAATACCGGTCTGCAAGGAACTACCGACAGTTTAATTGACTACACGATTAATTTTGACACCAAGACTGATGACGATGAAGTTATTTGCGTTCACCGCATGGAATTGACTTATATGAGGCGGTTAAATATGCTTCACAGGTGAAACCTTAAAATAACAAACCGCAAGTAGCGACATACAGGTGAACATATATGACCTCTAATTTTACATATAGATACCTCGCTATGACACCGGAACACACAAGTGGAACAGGCGCTCGTTCTTACGGAACTGCTTCTGCTCTTGATAATTCCGACGGGGCTGGTGGAACTACCGCCAAAGTTTATGGCGAAGTTGATGATGAAAGCATACAACACAGATTTGACTTGATGACAAGAGGCGACATAAGCCGATACGGTGCGGCAAAGTCAGTTAACGGAAAAGAATACTCCGAAGGCGGAATAAACTATGTAGCGCAACCGGATGACTTACTCGGATTGTGTCTTTACGGTATTTACGGTGATTCCTCAACTCCGGGTAGCGGTGGTTATTCAATAAGCGGATTTATTCACACTATGGTCGAGCATTCACTAAATTTACTACCATCTTTTACAATTGAAGTTGGTCGTGAAGAAAAAGAACACACCTACACAGGTGTATGTATTAACAGGCTTGGTATATCTGCGGCTCAAGGCGAATACACTACAATGAGCGTTGATTTCACAGGCAAAAGCGAATCGGCAAACACGACTTTGGCTTCATCAGTGACATTTGGTGGTGCGTCAGTTGACGGATTCCACTTCGCTGACGGAACAGTGACTTTTTCAGAAGCAGGTTCAGCGTCCGTTTCTTCAACTAAGATTAAGTCAATCAGTGTTGACTTTAACATGAACCTTGATACAGATGCGGCATGTTCAATCGGCAACAGAACTTATGTTCGCCAGCCCGAACCACAGATGCGTGAAATCACAGGAACAGTTGAGTTTTCAGACGCTTCGACAACAAGCGCAACAAATGTTCCCGGCTATGACATGACCCTAAGCACAGGCGGAAAACTTTACGATGGTAATGCTACTGAGCCAGCAATCAAACTAACATTTTCAAACGGCACACAAAGTTATGAACTTAGCATTCTAAGAGTTCGCTGGGAAGCACCAGCCGCAAATGTAAGCGGTCGTGACACCCAAAGCCTAAGCCTAAACTTTGTTGCCCTTCTTGACGATGCGGATAACACAATGACTAAATCAGTTTTGACTCTTGACGCAACTTCTTCAAATCTTGCTTCGGGAATTAAATATTCGCTAATTTAAGGTGATTAAATGCCTGTCGCAGACCCAGCAAATATATCAGTAGGCGAAATAGACTCAGATATGGAGTCAGCCGCTTCTGATTTACAGACATGGATGAGAGCAAATTTAGCGGCCGGTGCTGAAATATTTAGCATAAATTATATTAGAAACTCTCGTAATAACAAAGTGATAATTACTGTCGCTTATGAAAGTGCCCCATAAGGTGATTAAAATGAAAAAATCAGTAGGAAAAATAATTGGTAAAGTAAAATCCATAGTCCTAACAAAAGGACTATCAGTTGAAAACGACGAGCCGGTAGTTGAAGAACCGGTTGTTGTTGAAGAACCTGTTGTCGAAGAAAAGAAAAAGACAACACCAAAGGCTAAGAAGCCAGCAAAGAAAAGTAAAGCAAAGAAAAGTGATAAAGATGCCGATATTGAAGAAAGAGTTTGAAATTGGAACAAAGAAGATTTGGGTTCGCCAAGCCTCGGGCATGGAAAGACTCAAGTTTGAAACCCTATTAGCCAAAACATTTAGAAAGTTTAAGCACTTTGGCTTAGACCAAGACGAATGGACTGACGAGCAACAAGAAGAGTTCATGATTGCTCTTGAGAATGCTGGCGGAGATGTGACCTCTCAGATGAGAGAAATGATTCCACCATGCCTACCCGAAGGTTTTGATGTAAATATGCTCGACAAAGATGAGTTGATGGAGATATTCAACTTTGTTCGAGGTATTGACGAACCGGAGGGCGCAATCCCTTTGGACTCTTAGGCAAGGTAGCCCCTGCCTTGTGTTCGTCATACAAAGGCGCTGTCCCCAGCGATTTATTGATGAAATACACAGGAGAGGGTGGAATGTATAAATTCGAGTATGACCTTGCCGTGTTAAACGAAATGCACGACCAAGTTAAAGAAGCCACAGGCAAGTCGGATAAAGACGGCAAAGCCATGATGGAACGGGTTAGACAAAGACGGCAAAAGAATAAAACTGCGGAAGTATCTAATACCGAAGTAGTCGAATTATTAAAACAACGGGGCATACCTGTTCATACTACGGGAGAGTGATAACATGACAAGAGTAGGCGCATCCCAAGTATTCTTCAATGTAGTCGCTGGATTTAACGCCCGTAAATTAATTCACGACCATAACGCTACTATGACCGTTATGAAAGCGGTGACTCTCGATTCTTTTGAGGCTATGCTAAAGCCTGTTGAGGACTTGACAAGAGGTATAGGTCTATACATGGATGCCGTTAAAGATGTGGCAGTTGAAATGGGACAGGCGCAAGTTGAGTTCGAGAAGTTCTATGACGCTATGCCAGCCAAGCAACAGGCTATGGCCGAAGAACTAAAAGAAATTGGTTTAGCGTTTGGTATGGTAGGCACTGAGGCGTTAGCCGCAGGTTCAAGAGCCGCACAGGTAGCGGCGCTTGTTGGTAATGAAAACATTCCCCTGTTAGTTGAACAGGCTGAAATCTTAGCGCAAATATCTGACCTTACATCAGAAGAGGCTATGAAAGGTATCATTAAATTACAACAACAGACAGGTGTGCTTTATGGCAACTTAAACCAAGAGCAGTTTAACAGGCTTAGTCAGTTAGAAAAAGAAGCGGTGCTTACTCGAAACTCAGCAAGGGCGCTCGATGCACTTAACACAATTGCTAACCGGTCGGTAGCGGTCGAAGGTGAATTAGTTGAAGTTATGACTAACTTCTCAGCGCAGGGTGCGTTAGTAGGCGAAACCTTTGAGGATATGGCCGCTATGTCTGCGGTGCTACTTGAAGCAGGTGAAGAAGCAGGTGCGGCTGGTCGTGCTTTGCGTATGACATATGCTCGACTTGGTGGTGACATTGGTGGTGCAAGAACTAAGTTAGAGGAAATGGGCATCCAAATTAAAGATGAAGAAGGCAACTTGTTGACTTTAACTCAAATTATACAGAACTTAGTTGACATGGGTTGGAATAGATTCACCCCTGCATTAAAGCAGAATATTGCACAGACTATTGCTGGCAACAGACACTATGTTCGTTTCATTAAGTTGATGGAAAATCAAGGAAGGGCAGTGCAGTTAGCGAAAGATGGTATGGCTGGTTTTGATTCTGCTTCTGAACAGGCGGCAACGGCTATGCAAGCACTCGCTAATCAAATGATAAAAGCAGAAGCAGAAAGTGAAAACCTAAAGGCTTCGCTTGGTGAAAACTTATTGCCGTTTCAAATAGGCGCTCAAGAAGCAAAAAATGATTTGCTTGAAATGCAAGTATCAATATCAAACATGTTTGGTGAAGGATTCGGCAAAGCAATAGGGAGAATGTCGGCCTTCATGCAACACATGGGAGGGTTTGTTAAGTTCGGTCTTGGTGTCCAAACTATGTCTATTGGTATGCAAATGTTCGATGCGGTGCAAAGAGATTTACACGGTATTCTTATTGCTAACGAAAACCTTCACAGTAAGCAAGCGACTCACTTGGCTTTTGGCGCAAAGGCTACTGAGGAACAAGAGTATTTTCTTAAAAAGATAAGATTCCAATACCAAAAAATTAACGCTCTTAGAGAAAAAGAAGCGGCTCTTAGATTAGAGCAACTTAAAGTCGAAAGGGATTTACAAAGAATGGGTGGTGAAAGTAGTGTTCAGATTGAAGAACGCATGGTTCAACTCAATCAAGAAAATCTTGACATAAGTAAAAAACTCAGTGATGTTAGCCTTCAAAGACACGGCTTAATGGACAAAAGACTGACTATCCAATCTGCTATTGATAGGGCATTACAAGGAAATGTAGGGCTACAAGGAACTGAACTTGACTTGCTTCAAAAATACTATCAAATAAAAAATGCAACAACTGTGCAAGACCACGCTTACCGCAAAATGGTAATTATTCAACAAAAGACTATGAGCAACCTTAGTGACGACGAGGTTAGGGCAATACGAGATAAAAATAGAGAGTTAGATTTACAACACACTAAGTATCAACAAATTATTGAAGAAAACGAAAGAATAAGATTAATTCAATTAGAAAGAGGAACAAGGGGAAGTAAAAAGCAAGAAAGTGTTGCTGGCGCAACAGTTAACGAGGCCGCCAACAAAGCATTTATTGAATCCTACGGACAGATAGAGCAAGCCGCATCTAAATATAGAGCAGAATTAAACAGATTAGAGATGCAAACCGGGGAATTGACGGATGCGGACAAAGAAAGAATGGCTGAAATAGAAAACAAAATCTTGCCCGGATATAATAACTTAAGAGATGCTTATGAAGAACTTACTGAAAAAGATGGTCAGTATTTAGTTATTAATAAACAAGGGCTGGCAGTTCTTAGAAATCTTAATTCAGATTTAATAGGGCATAGAGTTCACATAGAAAAGGCCATGTCCCAAAAAGAGATATTCAATGATATTAACCGAGAGCATAATGAATTAATGAAACTACAACAACAAATTACTGAGGATAATAATTTAGAATTAGACGAT